TATGATAGCAGCGACACAGGTGTTGACCGGCTGTTTGATTACGTTGCAACGGGGTTCTAAATGGCACAGCACGATTATGTAATAGACAATCAGACGTTTCCGAACACGCGCACAGATTTGAACAATGCGCTGGCGGCTATTGTTAGCACAAATGCCGGTTCAACCGCGCCGACAAGCACATACGCATATCAGTTGTGGTATGACACAGCTAACAATCTTTTGAAAATGCGAAACGCTGATGATGATGCGTGGATCGGCTTATTTACGCTTGATCAGACCGCAGACACCGCAACGCCGGTGACAGGTGCAAGCACTGGCGAAACCAGCTTTACTTTATATGAATACACAGCGACCGCCGGTCAGACTACGTTTAGCGGCGCGGATGACAATGCGGCAACGCTATCTTATACTGCTGATAACATCATTGTGACAATAAACGGCATTACGCTTGACCCATCAGATTACACAGCCAGCAATGGCACAAGTGTTGTTTTGGCGTCTGGCGCATCTGCAAATGATGTTTTCAATGTGTTGGCTTTTGGAAGTTTCAGCGTTGCCGACACTGTTTCAGCTAGTAGTGGCGGTGAATTTAGTGCGCCGATTGGTTTGTCTGGTGTGCCAATTTATGAAAACGCGCAAAATATTTCGACAAATTATACAATTTCAAATGCACGCAATGCAATGTCGGCTGGCCCGATTACGATAGATAGTGGCGTGACGGTCACGGTTGGCACTGACGAAACTTGGACGGTGGTGTAATATGAGTACAATAAAAGTAGACACCCTTGTGGCAAGTGATGGCACCAGTCCAGTCACGCTGACTAAACAAGAAGCACCAAAATTTGTTGTACGTTTTACAGCAGACACAACGACAGCGGTTGTTGGTTCACCACTAAATTCGTCAAGTATAACTGACAATGGTGTAGGATACACAACGCTGGGCATTTCATCATCTATGAATGATGCGTTGTATGTCATACAAACCACTAACACTAATAACAAATCATCATCTGGTGTTTCTGTTACTGGTCCTTATGGCACAAGTTGGACTAACTCAGCATCTAGTTTGACAACATCATCAGCGGTTGTATCCCAAAGATTTGCAAGTCCCGCCGCGACCTCAGATACCGATATGGATGTCACCTGTGTTTTGTTGATAGGAGACTTAGCCTGATGTCTGAAATCAAAGTAGATACCCTCACTGGCAAGACCACCGCCAACGACATCACCGTGACTGTTGGTTCTACTGCCACTCAATCTCTTGAAAAGGGGTTGGGTAAAGCGTGGGTAAATATGGATGGTACTGCTTCATCTAACCATATCAGAACAAGTCACGGACTTGCTAGTATAACCGATAGCGGAACAGGTCAGTATATATTGAACTTTTCTGATGCTTTTTCTGATGCAGATTATGTTGCCACAATGAATGGTAGAACTGGTGGCGGAACACAATCCATAATTACAATAAACAGAGACGCTTCGCCCACTACATTGAAGCACTACATTTATGTAGTAAATCCATCATCGCCCGGAATATTAAAAGATGAAGCATTTGTGATGACAGTTATTCACGGAGACTTAGCATAATGGCTGGGAAAATTGTAGCAGATACTCTGGAACACAGCACCGCTGGGTCAATCGCCACGAACTATGTTGTGAATGGTAGTGCGAAGCAATTTGCGACCTATGGCACAGATGCAGTTATTGATACATCACTAAATACGTCTAGTATTTCCGATATTGGAACTGGGCAATTTGACAGTAATTACATAAATAATATGAATACCGCCAACGAAGGTTTTGCGTGTACTGTCTGGGGAACACCCTCAGTATCCATTGCGGTCATAAGAACATCAACAACGGCTCTGCACCGTGTGAACTCATATACTACTGGCAGTGCAAATGATGATGAACCGCAATCGACGTCTGTTGTAGGAGACCTCGCCTGATGACCCAGACACCATCATTCCAAGGCACCCACCTGTTTGACCGTTTGTGTTGGGCAAAAGAGCATCTAGAACCTGTGCAATGTGATTTTCGTGTAATTTTTGAAGATCCAAACAATATGGACGCACCTGCTAAAGTGCTTGTGCCTGATCCTAACTTTTGCGCCGCTTTTCTTGCGGGGGGCATCTTACCGCCGGTGTGGGTCTATTGGGAATTGGCAAAAGATGAAGCGCAACCAGATTTTAAGCGGCATACACGCGGTTATCTGCTGCACGAAACCAAGCCAATTGAAGCTGGCACAATGGAACAGTGCATCGAATATTTGATAATGAAAGACATACCGCAACACATTTGGCAGACGTGGGATAGCGGGAACAAACCGAAGATGGTAATATGCCATAAAGATCAACTGCCAGCCACGCGCGAATGGCGTAATGCGTGGAAGATCAAAGATGATTTAACAACTGACAAACTGGCCGCATAGGGGACTAAAATGCCTGTAACAACTTACATTGTTGACCGCGATGGCAACCAAATCGATGCAAGCACTGCAACAGTGCCAGCAAGCCGCGATTTTCGTGGCGCGTGGGTGTTAAACGGTTCTGTGATTACTGAAGATCTGGACGGTGCCAAGACTATCTTTGCTGACAAAATCCGCGAAGCACGCACACCATTGCTTGCTGTGCTTGATACTGACTATATGAAAGCGTTAGAAGCTGACGCAGATACCACACAAATCGTGGCTGATAAGCAAGCACTGCGTGATGCGCCGACTGCCGGTGACAGTGCAACAACAATCGCAGAATTAAAGAGAGCTTGGCCCGCCTGTTGCGGCACAAGCCCATACGCATAAGGCAATCTAATGAGTAGGGCCAGAGACTTAGCAGATTTGGGTGGCAGTGCAGATGCGGGTGGTCTGACAGGCCGCAACCTCATCATCAATGGTGCGATGACTGTTGCACAGCGGGGAACGTCAAGCACAGGAGTAGGTTCAGCAAACGGATACTTTACTGTAGATAGATTTCAAGTTTTTACAGGTAGCACCGCAGGTAGGGCAACTATGTCACAAGTAGCTGATGGCCCTGACGGTTTCGCAAATTCCTTAAAGTTTGAGTGTACCACATCAGACACAACTATTGCCGCAGGTGAGAATTTTGGAATCCTTCAAATTCTTGAAGGGCAAGACTTACAGCACTTAAAAAAGGGAACAAGTAACGCAGAATCACTTACTCTTTCTTTCTATGTAAAAGGCAATGCAAGCGCAACCTATACAGTTGAAATGAAAGATAATGATAACGATAGAATTAACACACAGAAATTTGATGTTACAACTTCTTGGAATAGGGTGTCGTTGACTTTTGTGCCAGATACAACTGGCGCGTTAGATAACGACAATCTGGGTAGTTTTCAATTTGGTCTTTGGCTTCACGCAGGGTCAGACTTTACTGGTGGAACTTTTGCTAGTAACACTTGGGCGGCAAAAACTAACGGAAACAGGGTATACTCAACTCAAACATCTTTCTTTGATAGCACCAGCCGCACTTTTTTTATCACAGGCGTCCAGCTAGAAGTAGGCGAGACAGCCACGCCGTTTGAACACGAGGACTTTGCTACTACGCTTCGCAAGTGTCAGCGGTATTTTCAAGCGTTTAAAACAGGTCGTGTAAACACAAGTCTCGTTTCCGTTGCTTCATCAACAAGTCAAGCCGTGATTAATATGCCTTTGCAAGTCGAGCCAAGAGCTTTAGCCAGCTACGATGGTGCTTTGGCATCTGGAACTTTTACAAAAACAGGAACCGTTGCTGTAAATGCGTTTCCTTCAAGCGGCAACAATGTAACCAGTATTGCTTTTTGGGTGTGTAACTCAACGGAAATAAGTGTTGGTTTAAACACTTCAGCTACGCTTGTTCAATACAATGGTTATATGACACGCGTTGGTGCTACTGCTGGTGAAACTGTATTTACTTTGGATGTTGAACTATGACAATTGTAACAGTCAAAAGAATATCTCCTGAAGACGGCTCCACAGGAAGCCCTGTTAATGTAACGTATAGCAATGGCGACCTTGCTTGTTTTAATTTAGTTGAGGGTCATCCTATGTATGACACAATTATGGAACAAGTAGACGCTGGCACCCTGACCATAGCGGATGCTGACTAATGGACAACGACACCCAAATTGACGTTGCGACAGTAGTCACCGGCTTATCCGCGCCAATGTGGGTTGACGCGCTTGAAAGCTGGTTTGGTATGACCGCAGCTTTTGGTGCGATGGTGTTAGTGTTTTGGCGACTATGGAGAATGAGGCAACGAAAATGATACAGATACCTATGATCGATCTGATCCAGACGTTTATGCTGATCTGGATTGTTTACTTAGTACGGGAGTAACTATGACATCGAGGTGGCAAAATGGATCCCGTCACACTATTAGCAGCCGCCACGACTAGCTATAATTTGCTTAAAAAAGGCATTGCAGCCGGTAAAGAGATCGAAAGTATGTCTGGCGATCTTGGCCGCTGGATGGGTGCCATACAGAACATCAAAACATCACACGGCATTGCTAAATCGCGCCGCTTTGGGTCGGTTGAAGAAGAGGCGTTGGAAAGTTTTGCTGCCTTAAAAAAAGCGCAGCAGATGGAAAATGAATTACGCAATTTCGTAATCGGGCATTATGGGATGAATGCTTGGCAACAGATCATCAGGCTGCAAGGCGAAATCAGAAAACGCAAAAAAGAAGAAGAAATTGCGCGACAAGAGTTTATCGATAATTTGATTGTTTGGGGGTTGATTGCAGGGCTTATTGCACTGACACTTGGCGGTGTTGTTTGGCTAATTATGGCGATTTAGTTGTCTGTGACACTTGGGCTGATTGGTGAGCATATTGCCGCCGCTGCGATCTTGGCGTTAGATTGGCGTGTTGCAATGGCACAGCAAACCGCAATCGATTTGGTAGCTTTTCAAGATGAAACGATTTTACGCATTCAAGTTAAAGCATCGAACCCGTGTTTACCTACTAGGCGTCGAAGCCCGTCTTGCCATTTCCAACTTGGCCACGGCGGCAACAAACGCAGCCCAACAATTGAGGATTATGATATTGTCGCTCTGGTTCAGCCCCAATCAAGACGTTGCCTGTTTATGCCCGTCACATCGTTGTTACGGCACAAAACCAAACGGGTGTCACCGACACGGTTTACGGCTGAAAACGAAGCTGATAGCTGGCATCACGCGGTTGATGTCATTATGGAAATGAGGCAGATGAATGGATTGGTCAAAGTATCCTAATTTTAGCAAAGATGAATTTGCGTGCAGTGAAACCGGCGAATGCAATATGTCGGCATCTTTTATGGCAAAGCTGCAAGAACTGCGTGACGTGTATGATCAGCCAATGACCGTCACCAGCGGCTATCGCAGCCCAAAGCACAGCATCGAAGCCAGCAAGCCGACCGGCAAACTGTCAGTGCATACGCGGGGCTGTGCGGTCGATATAGCGTGCAATGGGCAACAGGCGCACGAACTGATGCGCCTCGCGTTTCAGATGGGTTTCACTGGCATTGGCGTGGCGCAAAAAGGCAGTGCAAGATTTTTGCATTTAGACACGTTTGGCGGCGCACCGCGTCCGAATGTTTGGAGTTATTGATATGCTTGCAGTATTAGGTAAAATTTTGGGGTCTGGCGATGTCGTGAAGCAGGGTATGAAGCTGATCGATGATATGCACACAAGCACCGAAGAAGAGATTGCCGCAAAGAGCAAAGCACGCATCGATCTGATGAATGCCTATGCGCCGTTTAAGCTGGCACAACGCTATCTGGCATTGATGTTTGGGTTCACGTTTCTGGCCAGTTATATCATCGTGCTGACAATGACGATTGCCGGAACCGGCGACCCGACTGCGGTGACGCAAGTGATGGAACAATTCAGCATCAATTATGCGATGATGATCATTCTGGGCTTTTACTTTGGTGCGGGTGCGTTAGAAAGTTTCCAAAATAAGAAAAAGAGCAGCTAGGACTGCTCTCTTTTTACACGTTCGATCAGCAACGCTTTC